TTTTATTTGTCATGGGGCTTGTGTTTACTTTCATATTGCGTTAATGTTCAAGAACATTAGGGCGCGGTGCTCTAATGCTAACTTTGAAGGGATAGACCATGTACGACAAGATGAGTAATTCAAAACTAATTAGCGAATACAAAGCCCAATTAAATTTCTTAGCCGCCGCTAAAGCAGGGAAAGAAAACATAGAGCGCGAAATGGAGAAGCGCATGAAAGCCGAAAAAGGTGGCGTGTTTAATTTGTCCGGCAAAGGTGTTCGCGTCGAATTGAATTGGTCTAAAGCATACACAAAAACAGACCATACAAAGATGATTACTGATTTCAACATTGACGTAACCAAATATCAGACAAAAGACAAGCGTCGTTCTTGGTCTGTAGCTTAATCAATCGGGCGGGGCATTGCCCCGCCCATCAACCTTGAAAGGAAAACCAATGTCTGGAAATACTCAATGCGATATCTGTAGCCGTGTAGAAGATGAGCGCGCTGCCGATTATTTCACACTAGATAGCGATACCGATATCTGTATTTGCCAATCATGCAATGGATACAATAGCGACAAAGAATTGCGCGAGATGTTCGGTATCCATTTTGTGGATGACGGAACGATGGATACCGTTGTCTTTTTTAGAGGCGAAGAATACCGCTTTGATAATGAATTGCGCCAAGCAATGGATGACGACGATTTTCTATCATGGGCGCGTAAAGATATCATGGAAGGGGTAGCACAATGACGGCGAACGAATTTCTAGCATTGTGCTTGCACCATACAATCACGCCGGATCTTGCGCTTGAATATGATGAAGTAAAAGAAGCGTTAAGAGACGGGAAAACCGAACAGGAAATAGATTTCATCTTATCCGAATTGTTTTAAACTAATCGGGCGGGGCATTGTGTCCCGCCCACTAACCTAGAAAGGAAAGACCATGACTAACTTGAAAACACCAGCTGATCAGATCCAAAGGATCAAACGCGAGATGCGGCACGCCGAATTAATGTTGCATACCGGCGTATTCATTTTCTTACTTGGTGGCGTGCTACTATCCGTAGCCTTTGTCGGTATGTTCTATCCCGTCGAACCCGCATGGCTCACGTCAATATTCGGCATACCAGGCGCGGCATTGCTTTTCATATCGGCAAAGATGATATCGAAATATCACTAGGCATTACCGAAAGAAAGGATGATTTATGAAAAAGCATGATAATACAGATGAAGCATTTATGCGTGTTCGCATGATTGATAGGCGGTTTGATTACTCCGGCGTCTCCTATTCAGGTAAGCTTAAAAGAGAGAAAAAGCAGTCGTTTACAAAATATCCAATCGAAGAAATGCAAAAGCCTTTGACAAAAGAACAGCGTCACAAACGTAATCAAGAAACTCTAAGTAAAGATTCAACAGCAAAATTTGGAATTATGGAGACTGACTAAACGAATTTAGCTGAACATAGAGGGCGGGATTATTCCCGCCCTTTTTTTATGCGCGCCCAGTCGCGTCCAGATCGATCAGACCGCACGGATACACACGACTATAAAACCGCACGAGCCGCACTAAGGGCTTGCGGTATCTGACCAGTTTGATATTATCTAAGTGAGCAATAATGCTCAGCCACTAACGAAAGGAACCAAAAATGTCGAAAGCAATTTTGATAAATCCATTTAACAAAACCGTTGAGATGGTGGACTACGATTTCGGCGGCAGTTATCTGCAAATCAGCCACCTAATCGGCACGGAAGAATGCGTAAAGCCATTGTTCTGCGCCGTTGATATCGATGAGACGAACACCGTCTATATCGACGACGAGGGTTTGTATCGTGAAACGCAAGCCTATTTCATGTGGGAAGGATACCATCAGCCGTTGCAAGGCAAAGGTCTGATATTGGGCACCGACTATGACAACGGTGAAAGCATACCGACAACGTTGAGTCTAGACGAAGTGAAAGAACAGGTTTCGTTTCATGAGAACATTCAGGTCGCGCCTACTTTTGAAGTGGTCGATTTGACCTCGAAGACGAACGAGGAAATGCTCGAAGCTCTAGGGTTGAAGGTGTAAGGCCATGACAGATAGCATTAAGATTATTTCTTTTGAAACAGACCCCGGCCACGGTTGGCTGGTTGCCCCTATCGCTGAGATACGGGAAGCCGGTCTGTCTATAACAGATTTTAGCTTTATCAACCGCGACACGGGCATGGTGTATCTAGAAGAAGACTGCGACGCCACGACGTACATTAACCATCTAAACGAAAATAAGATTGCGTTTACCTTTAGCGAAACACACACAAACGATTCCCATCCGGCGCGTTCTTATGAACGTTGGCCGCAACATTGGAATAACTAATCCCGTTGGTGGCGGGGAAAGGGCGGGGCTTGTCCCCGCCCTTTCACGTTCTGGACTCGCCCTGGTCGCGGCACGAGCCGCACGGATATACACAAACAGCCAAGCCGCACGAGCCGCACGAGCCGCACGAACAAGAACAAAAAGACTGTTTGCCCCGCCGCCCATAATTTTGTAATATAAAACTGTAAACCACTAACAAAAGGAAACCAAAACATGACTAGATTACATTTCAAAAACGACACACTTAAAAGGGTTGTTCAGCACTCGCAGAAAGTGAAGCGCAAAATTCCTTACGAAGACAAGTACACCAAAGACATGGGTGTTTGGCTCGTCAAGGATGACGGCATTTACTTGATGGCTCCGACCCACGAAGAACGAGACAAAGACAAGAACGGCAAAACTGTCGTCTGTTATGCTCAAGGCTTCAGCCCGAACGTCAAGGATTTGTGGGACAAGACCCACGCTGTAAGCGGTGACGACTTCGCGGAGTTTATCCCACTGAACGACGAACAAGTGGCAGACATATTAGCCGCACCGAAAGGTCAAAAGGGACTGACAATCGGACTTACAGAAAAAGATATTTCTGTGTCCACCTATGAATATCACGGAGTGAAAGCATGAAACCGTTAACAGAAGATCAAATGGAAAAGATTGCTGACGATGGTTCGGCAAGTACTTTGAACCCGACACATAAAAAACAATTTATGATTTTTATGTTTGGCGAAGAGTTTATGGAATCAGAGGACAAAGGGTCTAAGAAAGTTTATGAGGTAGAAGCATGACTGACTATCAGCAATACGCAATCGATCTCGCCCATGACCTGATCAATGGCATGGACGAAAGCCAAGGCGAAGAATACATCTACGACACGGCTCACGAATATGCCGATGGTTCGGAGCATGTAATCTACTACGCCAAAGCCCATGAGATGGTAGCTTGGATGCACCAATCCCGCATCGACTATTGGGAAGGTGAGATAGAAGCAGGCAGTGGCTTCGTCGGGTATGATCAACTCGCCTGCCTGATCGCTTGCTACGAATTAAGCGACATGATTTCGGCAGCGGCGTTGAAGTTGTTCGAAGAACAAGAAAGCGAGGCGGCATGAGTGGGAGGACGGGGGCGGCGAAAGTCGCCCCCTTTTTCACGCCGACCGGGGACATCGATCCATGATACATCAGACCGCACGAGTCGCACGAGTCGCACAGCCCAAGGCGCACGAGACGCACGCCGACAAATCCGATCCAGACCAAACAGGCCGCACGTTTTCGATCCCCGAATCATGCAAGTCGCACGCCTGACCGCCCTCAAATAAAAATAGGTCGCCCTTCGAGGGGCGCGATACCAAGAAAAAGTTAATCCCACCCGCCTTAGAATAAGCCATGTTCCATGCAATCTGCGATGGACGTATAGAAACCTTATTAGCTTTAGCTATCTTCAGTTCGAACCATACCGCCCGACCATCATGGCAAACATGACTATCAGGCACGCCTGTCCCTGCGATGTTTTCAATCCTCGTCGCGTGAGTTTTCGGGGGCAGGCAGGCTTTTACTTTCTTCCAAAGTTTCTTCTCCGGTGACATCGACTATAGTCCCTTCAATAAATGCGGTGGGGTATTCGTTTCTCAACTGCACCAGTCTGGACGCAATTTCTTCACGAGTCATCTTGTCAACTGAGTGGATGTGTTGGTTCTCTCTCCTGTCCACAGTCAAACCACCAAGGCTTGACCGAATCTTTTCGGCATTGATGGCGGCAGAAAAGTGCCCCTCCTCCTCTGCGCTACGAGACAAATCGTGGAACCTTTTCAACTGCCCAATCAAAGTCACGCCATATTTTCTTTCTCTTTCCTGACGAAGCTCTGAGATATGTTCGACGACAAGCGGATAGTCTTTGCCATTTAACAGACGAGAAGCATGGACATTCGCCGCGCCTTCTGCGTACCCCGCCCGACGAGCGCATTCAGTGTTTGAATAGATGCCATCGACGTACAGCTTGGCAAATTCACGTTGTCGGTTCGTTAGCTTCCGATCTTTTTCTATTACTTCTGTTGAATTTATTTTTTCTTTATCTGCGTTTTTCATGCTTTTCACCCATTAGAACGTAATATCCGTATGCTAAACGTATGCACAGAAACCTAGCAAATACAAGGGATACAGAGCACAGCATACGTTTCATACGTTTCATACGTCTATTCTAGTAAATTTTTCAAAGTGATTTTATTTTCTGAGAAAGTATGTAGGAACCGTTTTTCGCGCACCATGAAAAAACATGTTGAAAATCCCAACTCACGAGCGTATATTCGTATTGTAAAACGAAACCCATACAGGAAAGGAACCATCATGGGAGACAGAGCAACTATAGAGGTAATCGATGAGGCAGGCGAGAAATCCCCGTCAAATATTTATCTTCATTGGCACGGCGAACCAAGCAGGGTCATCAAATTCGTGACCGATGCCGCGCCTGTAATGCGGAAGAGCGATGCGCCGTATGCGGTAGCTCGTTTGGTCGCACACATTTGCCAAGCCGTGGACAGGAACAGCGATGCCTTGTCGATTGGACTGGTGGACAGTGACCGCCAAGAGCAATATGACAACGGTCATTTTGTGGTCGATATGTTGAACGGTACGGTTTACCAGAACAACAAAATCATCGCCGCCAATATCGATTTTTACGGGGGCTGACATGAGCAAATATTTTCTAGTGACATGGGGG